TTATTAGTAAATACATTATCACCTGCACAGTTAATATCTAACGCCTTAACTGGTAAGTTTTTAACTACTAGTTTTGGTAGTGAAACAACTGGTCAAAATGTTACAGTTGCATTAAATGGTATTAGTGCAATACCTTCTATTAGTAATATTGCACCTGCACAGTTAATATCTAACGCCTTAACTGGTAAGTTTTTAACTACTAGTTTTGGGAGTGAAACTACAAGTCAATCAATATCGGTTGCTTTAAATGGTATTAGTGCAATACCTTCTATTAGTAATATTGCACCTACAATATCTAACGCACTAACAGGTAAGTTTTTAACTACTAGTTTTGGGAGTGAAACAACAAGTCAATCAATATCGGTTGCTTTAAATGGTATTAGTGCAACCGTAACAGTTAGTTCACCTATAATTGCAAAATATGTGGGTATAACTGGTAACTTAGTAACAACTAGTAAAGGTACAGTAACAACACAACAAGTAATTACATTATCTGGATTAACAACAACTGTAACATTTGGTGATATTGAAAGTAGTAAGGATGTTGATCTACAAGGTATTAGTGCAACAACTAGTAAAGGTACAGTAACATTTAACAAACTTGTTAATCTTGACGGCACTTTCTTAACAAGTAATATTGGTTCAATAGGTAAATCTTTAGCCTTAGTTCTAATAGGAAGAGAAACATTAGTTCAATTTGGTGTTCTTAAACCGTCATTCCAATTTACATATCCATTTAGAGGAAAAGTAAATTTTGACGATGAAAACTTAATACATGCAAGATTTGACAAAGAATACAGACTTAGACCTGTATATATGGAAGAAGAGATTCCATATGTAACACGTTTCAACCAAGAATATGAATACATAGTAGAGTTTGAAGATGAATATAAATACTATGTTAAATTCAATCTAAACCAATAGGTCATCATAATGGCATTATCATCACGACAAGATTTAAAAGAATACTGCCTACGAAGTTTAGGTGCTCCAGTTGTAAACATCAATGTTGATGATGAACAACTAGAAGATAGACTAGACGAAGCACTTGAGTATTGGAGATTATATCACCCCGAAGGCATTGAACAAGTATATGCGAAGTACCTAATTACCGCATCTACACTGACACTCACTACAAATAACGCACAATCATTTGTAAAAAATGATGCCTTAGTAGGTTCTATATCAGGGGCTAAGGCAATGGTAGTAGAAGAGGGAACTGATCCTGCGGCTAGGGAATCAACTGGAAATACTTTATTAGTTGCAAATGTTGTTGGAACCTTTGTAGTAGGAGATATAATCACTGGTTCAACTTCAGGGGTATCTGCTACGGTAGGTACCTTAGTGTGTGTAAAAGGGATATATGATAATCATTATATAACTTTACCTAATTTGTTGTACGGTGTTACTAGAGTCATTCCTATGGCGCAAGCATCGTCTTCTAAAAACATGTTTGACTTACAATATCAATTAAGACTACATGACTTATATGATGTAACATCAACTTCAATGGTCTATTATAAGACTGTTATGCAACATCTTGATATGTTAGATTTTGAGTTAAATGCTAAACCTGACATAAGATTCAATAGATTTACAAATCAATTGCATCTTGATATTAAGTGGCAAATTGATGGTATCATAGGACAGAATATTCTAGTTGATGGATATGGCGCCCTAGACCCCGCTGATTATCCTAGATTGTACAATGAAATTTGGTTAAAACATTATACTACCGCTCTATTCAAGAAAATGTGGGGAACTAATCTGAAGAAATTTGGTGGTCTACAATTGCCTGGTGGGGTAACACTCGATGGACAAGGCGTATACGATGAAGCAGTTGGTGAAATTAAAGACCTTGAAGAAGAATTGATGAATAAATCAGCACCTCTAAACTGGTTCATGGGATAACTTATGTCAGTCTTAAACCCTTACTTTGCATCTGGAATTACTCAAGGTACTTCACCAGAACAAAATCTAGTTGAAGAACTTATTATTGAGTGTTTAGGCATATACTCAGTAGAAGTCCAATATATACCAAGAACTTTAGTATCTAAAGATGAAATACTAGGTGAAGACAGACTATCTACATTTGAAAATGCATTTCCTATTGCCGCATACTTCGAAAACATCGACACATTTGATGGTGGTGGTTTCATGGTACAAAAGTTTGGTCTAATGGTTGAACAATCTGCAACTATTACAATTGCAAGAAAAACTTGGAATGATCTAGTAGGCGTGACAGGACAAAGTATATTACCTAATAGACCATGTGAGGGAGATTTAATTTATTTTCCTTTATCGAAGGGTTTATTTGAAATTAAGTTTGTGCAACATCAAGATCCTTTCTATCAATTAGGTAAACTATATGTTTATAAATTACAAATAGAATTGTTCCAATATGCTTCTGAGAAACTTAATACCGGTGAGTCTGAAATTGATGTATTTGAAACATTAAAATCATTTGATGAAACTATAAATCCTGATGTTGATGTACCAGATTCTTATGGTGATAATACTAAATTTAAAAATCAAGCATCTACTATTGTATTTAATACAAGTAATCCATTTGGTGACGTATAATGTTAGGACATAATCCCTTTTATCATGGTATAATAAGGAAGGTAATAGTTGCCTTTGGTGCTGTATTTTCTGATATTAAAATTGAAAGACGACAAGATGATTCTGTAACAGGTACGATTATCCAGACTTTGAATGTACCTTTAGCATATGCGCCAAAGGAGAAATGGATTGTTCGTATGGACTCCGACCCTTCTTTAGAGAATCATACGTATACATCATTACCTAGATTATCTTTTGAGATAACAGGATATGGTTACGATTCTGTAAGAAAAACAAGTCGTATGCAACAAATAAAATGTGGTTCAGGAGTAACTACAGAAACTTCTATGCAATCTCCTGTTCCATATAATATAGAGATTTCTTTATACATATTGACTAAGACACAAGAAGATGGTCTTCAGATTCTTGAACAGATACTACCTACTTTTGCACCTGAGTACACGTTATCAATAAATGCTATACCTAGTATGAATATTGTACAGGATATACCAGTTGTATTAAATAGTGTATCTGTTCAAGATGATTATGATGGAGATTTTCAAACTAGAAGATTTGTAACTCATACTTTAACATTTACACTTAAAGTAAATCTATTTGGTCCAAAATCGACCTCAGGAATAATTACTAAAGTCATAGCAAATGTTAATGATTCTGATAATAATACACCTTACGCAAAATTTCAGTCAATAGGAAATGAATTAACAGGTACGGTAAGTAGTGAATCTTGGTTAGAGGATTTCTAATCTAATACAACTATAGTACCATATCACACGGTACATAGTTATAATAACACTATGTCAAGTGATTGTCAATGGAAAAAATGAAATAAATAATGGCCTCTATAACATATAATAGTAATTCCCATTTAAAAGCAGCAAATGTACCTGTCCAATATACTCAAGAACAGGTACAAGAGTACATTAAATGTAAAAATGATCCAGTTTATTTTATTGATAATTACTGTCATATTATACATGTTGATTTTGGTATTATACCATTTAAATTATATGATTGTCAAAAAAATAAAATAAAGATTATTCATGAGAATAGAAAAGTTATTCTTATGGAAGGCAGACAACAGGGGAAAACCCAGACCTCTGCAGCATATATTCTTTGGTATACTAATTTTCATGATGCAAAAAATGTAGCTATTCTAGCAAATAAATCTGCTGCTGCACGAGAAGTAATGTCTCGGTATCAAATGATGTATGAGTTATTACCTACTTGGTTACAACAGGGAGTTAAGACTTGGAATAAAGGCGATATTGAATTAGAGAACAAGTCAAAGGTATTTACTGCAGCAACTACTGGATCTGGTATTCGTGGTAAAACAGTCAATATGTTATATATTGATGAAACATCATTTATTCCTAACACTATTGCAGAAGCATTTTTTACTTCTACTTTCCCAACAATATCATCTGGTAAAACAACAAAGATATTATTAAGTTCAACTCCTCTTGGATATAATCACTTTTGGAAGTTTTGGACTGATGCAGAACAAGGACACAATGACTTTGTACCTTTGTTTATTCCATATACAGACATACCTGGACGTGATGAAGCATGGGCAGAAGAACAAAGAAGACAGTTAGGGGAACTTAAGTATTGTCAAGAAGTATTATGTTCATTCTTAGGTTCAAGTTTAACTCTAGTACCCGCTGATGTATTGTCAAGATTAAAACCTAAACAAGTGACATATACAAATGATGGTTTAGATATATTTGAAATGCCTATAAAAGGTAGAAATTATGTAATGACTATTGATGTTGCAAAGGGGACAGGAGGAGACTTCTCAACAATTAATGTCATAGACACTACAGAACTTCCATATGTGCAAGTTGCTAAATACAGAAATAATATAATTGCTCCTTTGTTATTCCCAAATGTCATATATAAAATAGCAAAAGATTTTAATAACGCACATACATTGATTGAAATTAATGTTTCCGAACAAGTTGGTCACATTTTACATCATGAATTAGAATATGAAAATATGTTACTTGTCAACAAGGTTCAAAGGGGGCTTAATAAAGGACAAGTAGTAGGTGGTGGTTTTGGTACTAAACCTCAATTAGGTGTAAATACCGATAAGAAAATAAAACGTATAGGTTGCGCTAATCTAAAATCATTATTAGTAGAAAATAAACTAATAATAAATGATGCAGATACTATAGCAGAATTAACTACTTTTATAGAAAAGAAAGATTCATTTGAGGCAGATGATGGATATCACGATGATTTGGTTATGGGACTAGTTCTATTTGGTTGGTTGACTACACAGCAATATTTTAAAGAATTGCATAACGTGAATCTCAGAAAAATAATGTATGAAAATCAAATGCGCTCAATAGAAGAAGAATTAACTCCTTTCGGGTTCTATGATGATGGTAATCCAGAACCAGAAGGTCCGATAATGCTTCTAAATTTTTAAAAAACTAAATAGTATGTATTGAATCAATCTGATTCATAGTATACAAATATTATAACCTTAGGGAGAACACAACATGGCATATGCATTATCGCCAGGGGTAACAGTAGTAGAAAAAGATTTTACATCTATCGTTCCCGCTGTATCATCATCTACTGGAGCATTTGCTGGTGTATTCCAGTGGGGCCCAGTATTATATCCTGTACAAGTTGCATCTGAAAATGAACTAGTACAGTTATTCGGTAAACCAGTTTCAACTAATTTTGAATCATTTTTTACTGCTGGTAATTTCTTATCGTATACTAATAGTTTATATGTTACTAGAGCAGATTCTGTAAACGGAAAAAATGCAGTAGGTAATACTTCACAACTAGTTGCTGGTACTGCTGTAAAAGTTAAAAACATAGACGATTACGATACTACATATTCAGGCTCAGTAAATACCTTTGAATGGGCTGCAAAATATGTTGGTACTTTAGGAAATTCACTAAAAGTTTCTTTCGCAGACTCAGCTACATATCAGAATAAAGTTTTAACCAGTGCTATTGCAACTGGACAATCAGTTGCAATAGGTGGTACTACTATTACTTTTACTGCTGGCGCTTTCTTAACTGAAGCACATGTTGGTGGTATTATTAAAACATCCGCTGGTGTCACAGTAGGTACTGTTGTTTCTATCACTTCTGATACTGTATTAACTATAACACCTGCATTAGTTACCTTAGCAGTTGCCGATACTTTAAAAATTGACTGGGCTTATGCATCACAATTTGATTCTGCTCCTGGAACATCATCTTATGCAGTTACACAAAATTCTACAAATGATGAATTACACGTTATTGTAATTGATGAAGATGGTGTATTTACTGGAACTGCCGGTACTGTTTTAGAAAAATTTGCATTTGTATCGAAAGCAACAGACGGTAAAAAATATGATGGTACATCTAGTTACTACAAAAACGTAATTAATAATTCATCAAAATATATTTGGTGGATGCGTCATACAACAAATGTTGCCGCCTCTGGTTCTGCTTGGGGCGTTGCCGCTGCAGGGTTGACTTTCAAATCATTAGTTGGTGGTATGAACACATCAATGAATGGTGGTGTTGATAACGAAACTATAACTGATGCACAATTACAAGCTGCTTGGTTATTATATCTTGATGATAGTCAATATGATATTAGTTTAATGCCTTTAGGTAAAGTAACTGCTGTAACTGCTAACTATGTAATTCAAAATGTTGCTGAAATAAGAAAAGATGTTGTTGTATTTGTTTCACCACAAAACACATCAACCGCCGCTATTGTCACAGGTAATGGTTCTGCTGCTACGGATGCTGTTATTGCTTATCGTAACGCTATTACATCATCTTCATTTGCTTTTATGGATACTGGTTATAAGTATCAATATGATCGTTTCAGTGATCTATATCGTTGGGTCCCACTGAATGGTGATATTGCAGGTTTAGCTGCACGTACCGACTATACTAATGATGCTTGGTGGTCACCTGCTGGTAACAATCGTGGTCAAATTAAGAATGTTGTTAAATTGGCTATCAACCCAACTAAAACAGACCGTGATACACTATACAAAAAGGGTATTAATCCTGTAGTTGCATTTCCTGGCGAAGGTACTATCCTATTTGGTGATAAAACTTTATTGTCTGCACCATCCGCTTTTGATCGTATAAATGTACGTAGATTGTTTATTGTCCTTGAAACTGCAATTGGAACAGCTGCAAAATATCAATTGTTTGAATTCAATGATGCATTTACTAGAGCTCAGTTCAAGAATATTGTTGAACCTTTCTTGCGTGACGTTAAAGGACGTAGAGGTATTACTGACTTTAAAGTAGTTTGTGACGATACTAACAACACAGGTGAAGTAATTGATCGTAACGAATTTGTTGGTGATATCTATATCAAACCTGCACGTTCAATCAATTTCATTACTTTGAATTTTATTGCTACTAGAACTGGTATAAGTTTCTCACAAGTCGGTGGTTAAATAATATCGGGAGTGAAATATCTCCCCTTTTATTAACAATAAATATTACATAGTCATTAAACTTTAAGGAACAAAAATGGCAAACATAGCAGATTTCAAAACGCAAATGCAGGGTGGTGGCGCAAGGGCCAACCAATTCCGAGCATATTTACACTTTCCTACATTTGTAACTCTAGGTGCCTTTGAAGGTGCAAGAGCACAATTTTTATGCAAAACTGCTTCTCTTCCTGCATCTAACATTGCACCAGTTGAAGTACAATACCGCGGAAGACCGATATACTTTGCAGGTGAACGTACATTCCAACCTTGGACTGTAACTGTATATAACGATACAACTTTTGGTTTGCGTAATGCTTTTGAAACTTGGCAATCAGGTATTCAAAGATATGCGGCAACTGAAGGTAAAACTAATCCGGCTGATTATCAAGTTGAATTAGAAGTTCATCAATTAGATAGAAATGGTGCTTCATTAAAAGTATATAAATTTACTGATGCATTCCCAATTTCTATTGGTGCAATAGGACTAGATTATGAAACTGTAAACCAAATCGAAACATTTGATGTAGAATTTCAATATAACTACTTTACATCTAATACTGGAACTGATACTGATGGTTCTACATTCGGAGTTAATCTGTCTGTTGATACACCAATCGGAACAATTCCTTTTTCATTATAATTTGAGATAAAAATATGCAACTTTTCGGTATAGAATTAGGCAAGAAAAAAACTGTAAAACAGAATCCTCTCAGTGTAGTACCACCGAGTTCGGATGATGGTTCTACTGTAATAACAACGGCATCTGGTGCCGCCAATTATTACGGTCTTGTTCTTGATATGGATAGTATCGTTAAAAACGAAAATGATCTTATCCGTAGATACCGAGAAGTTGCTAATTATTCAGATTGTGATTCCGCTATTACTGATATAGTAGGTGAAACAATTGTAACTGATGATGATAAAAGTATTGAGTTACAATTAGATGATTTGAAAGTTTCAGAATCTATCAAGAAAAAAATCACCGAAGAATTCGAAGAAGTACTTAGATTGCTTGACTTTGAAGAATTTGGTCCAGACATTTTCCGTCAATGGTACATAGATGGTAGAGTATACTATCAAGTATTGATTGATGAATCCAATATCAAAAATGGTATTGTTGAGTTGCGAAAAATTGATCCTAGAAAAATAAGAAAGATCAAAAATGTCCAAAAGGCACGCAACGATAAAGGTATTGATGTTGTAACAGGTATTGACGAATACTATATCTATAATGATAAAGGTATCAGTGAACAAACATCACAAGGTGTAAAGTTATCACTCGATTCTGTTATCTATTGTCCTTCTGGGTTAATAGATCCAAATTCTGGTATGACACTTGGTCATTTGCATAAAGCAGTTAAACCTACCAATCAGTTAAAAATGATTGAAGATGCGGTAGTAATCTATCGTATATCAAGAGCACCTGAAAGACGTATATTCTATGTTGATGTTGGTAACTTACCTAAGTTAAAAGCAGAACAGTATGTTAATGAGATTATGAACAAATTTAGAAATAAAATTGTTTATGATGCTACGACTGGTGAAACCAGAAATGATAGAAAACATCTATCAATGATGGAAGACTTTTGGATGCCACGTAGAGAAGGTGGTAAAGGTACAGAAATTACTACACTTCCCGGTGGACAAACCCTTGGTCAAATTGAAGATGTTCAATACTTCCAAAACAAATTATATCAAGCACTAAACGTACCATTAGGTAGACTTCAACCATCAACTGGTTTTAGTATCGGTAGATCAACAGAAATATCCCGTGAAGAAGTAAAGTTTAATAAATTCATCACTAGATTACGTAAAAAGTTTTCTAATTTATTATCTGATGCTCTACGTATTCAGTTAATATCTAAAGGTATCATTCGAGAAGACGAATGGTGTTATATGAAACAGAATATATATTTTGATTTTCAAAGGGATAATTATTTCACAGAATTAAAAGATAATGA